CTTCAGGATTAGCTAATGACTTTTTAAAATTACCTTCAGGATTAGACAAGACTTTAGAACCATCTGAAGATCCAAGACCCCACATAACATATCTATTAACGTTATTTACAGGAACTTTATTTTTAATAAGAACAGCTTCATTTTGTTTATTTAAATGATCAAAAGCAGCCTTTTGAGTTTTTTCATCATAGAATTCTGGTGAACCAAATTTAATATTAGCTAACTCAGGTACTTGATTACGAATACCAGTACCTTTTTTCTTGGGATCTCCTTCCCAAGTGCCTTCTGTAAATTGAACAAGACCACGAGCAGTTGATAAAGGGTTTTTAGCTTTGTCATAGCCACCTGATTCTGCATTAACAAATAATTTATATGTGTCGTAGTCATCAACAGAGCTTAATGGTTTTTGTACAGAAGTAATATTACCTCTTAATGGTTGATTCACATTTGAAGCACCACCTACAGGATAAAGAGATAATAATTTATCTGTTTCCTTGTTAGTACCTGTAATATCTACTTTTGGTGTAAGTTGTTTTACATTACTTTTAAAAGCATCCCATCCGGGAGTGTATGATTCTGTACTTGGTATTTCAACGCTGGTGACATCTTTGTCATATATACCTAAAGCACGACCTAAACGTGGGACACCAACAGCATTAGCTAAATAAGAAGTAGCGTCAGTTGCTGCTTTGAGAGGCGCTGTTACTACTGGAGAAACTAATGCAGGTAATGCGTAAGGAATGTTAGCCATAGAAGCAAGTAAACGCTTATCATTTTCTGTTTGATTTACAGGATCGTTTTCAATATTAGTATCCCCATTATAGTACCCTGCCGCAGACTGTACTTGCTGAGGTACTACACCGTATGTTCCTTGACTGTATGGAGCAGCTGCTCCTCCAGATTCAGACTTTTGTCCTGCTGCTTCAATAGCTTGTGGTATTGATGTATAAGAAGGATAAGGACCGCCAACAGCTAATGCTTTAAGTATTGCTTTATCTTCACTTAACAATTTTCCTTCCCAAAGAGAAGGTATATTAGTTGGTCTACCTTTATTAATACGAGGATCAGTTACAGTAATAGAATATTCAGACATACCCCGACCCTCCTCATCGTATTGTTGTGGATAACCATCATGTGTACTAACTATTTTGAGAGGACCTTTTCCATAGCGACTAAATACACGTTCAGTACCATCAGCATAATTAGCCTGAGCAGAAGAACCACGACTAAAGTCAGGTACACTCATTGTGCCATGCATAAATGAAGATCCGGGTACGTCTGGATGCATGTATGCTAATGATGGAACACCACTAGTACCATCTGCATGATACTTAGCTTGTCCAGGAGCATCAGAATAACGTACATCTACTGCACCGTCACGCATGTTAGCTCTACGACCTTCTTGCACCATACGTTTAATAGCCTTTTTATTCTTGGGATCTTGTGCAGCAGCACGAGGAATAACAGCTTCTCCGGGAGTTAACATAGCAGGAACTGTATCGGTACCTTGTGCTTGAAAGATAGGAGATTGATTAAGGCTACGTTGACCTTGTTTGAACATACCAGTACCAGCTAAAGGATTTTGAGTTGGAATACCCAACTTCTGTTTGTTCATTCTAGGAGGAGGAATACCCATATCCTTAAGTTTAGCATTGTTAACTTGTTCTTTATGACCTAAACCTTGATTAGCTTTTGCAGCTGCTTCTTTAAGTTTAATTTCATGTAATTGTTGTTTACGAAATTCGTCAAGTCCCATCTTAGCCGCTTCACGGGCTTCTTTATTTTGGAACTTGAGATATTCTCTCTGTTGTTTACCTGATAATGGTGCCATAATATTTCCTTATCCAAATATGCCTAGCTTTTTAGCTGTGTAAAGACCAGCTACAAGCGGTCCAATAGGTGTAGCGGTAAGAGCACCCATCATAGCAGTTCCTCCAGATCCTAATGCACCTGCAAGAGTGCCAGCTTCTGCTACAGCAGCTCCTGTTTCAGCGGCTGTGGCTAAAGGAGCAGCAGTATTGTAAGCTTTATATGCGGTATTTATACCTTTTTCAGCAGCATCAATACCTTTACTCATAACCATAGAACCAAGTTGTTGTTCTAATTTATCAGGTACACGACCTAAAGCTTGTTCATTAGAGGGTTCAATTTTTGAGCCTAATGGTGCAGACATTGGTTGTGTTTTCATCCATGCCCATGGATCATCATCAACACCCATACTACCCATTGCATAACCCCTTACAGAGGTACTACCATAAGCATAACCGGGAACTGATGTTGTGCCATTAGCCATAGCATTACCTGTTCCTGCTCCTGCACCACCTCCTGTAGAACCACTGCCTCCTCCACCATCACCACTATTAGTATTGCCACTATTGTCAGCAGCAGCCGTAGCATCAGTAGAACCAACTGTACCGGGAGCACCATTAGATGAATTACCATCAGTAACACCTTCAGAAATCGAAGCATCATCAACAGCAAGAGCATCAGCACTTACTGACATACCGTCTGCTGAGGTAGCTCCATCACCACCACTTTCTGTAACAGTTTCTTTAGCTAAAGGTGCAACATAATCTCTACTAAGATTATTTATATAAGACTTACCATAAGTAATAGGAGTACCCATAGCTGTTTGTGTTGGTCTACCTCCACCTTTACCACCACTACCACCAGTATAAGAAGGAGTATAAGCTCTGCCAGTAACAGGAGTACCAGCGTTTGAATTCATTGTGTTAGCACTTGAGGCTACTGTGTTAGCTACTGCTCCACCCATTATTTGCCTCCAGTCGCTTGTTGTCTTGCAGGATTACCATAAATTGTTGAAGCATAACGCTGAAGACCTTGCCATGTAGCATCAAGACCTTGTTGATCAATACCACGTTGTTGATTACCAAGGTTAGCAAGACCACCAACACCTTGATTAACAATACCTGAACCAGTTGTAAGACCTGACTGCAATGCAGACTCAGCGGCAAGACGATTCTTAAACATATTGTTTTCATAGTCAGCATCTACTTTAGCAAGCTGACCTGTAGTTTCAGCGTTCTGAGCACCTTGCATAACAGCTTGTCGTGCAGAACCTAATGTTCCTGATTGACCAAAACCTGTAGTAAGACCAGCAACTTTCTTTTGTGCATCTTGAACAATACCTGCCTTAGTAGCCGCCAATGTTTCAGCGCTTGGAGTTGTAGCTAGGCTAGTTAAACGTTTAGCTTGATCCCCTATTTGTTGTGCAGAAAATTGAGTAGCATCTGAAAGCAAGTCAGCACCAGCACCAAAAGCTTTTTGCTGAAGAGTTGATGCACCCGCTACTTTACCTAATTCACCTTCTCCATAGGCACCTTCTGCGGCATTACCAACGTTCTTTAAATAAGGTTCAGCCCACTCAGGAATACTACTTATTGTATTACCACCACCGCCACCGTAGTTCTTTTTAATAGAACCATTAATTTTATATTTCATTATAAATCCTTTCGCATTACTACGTAAGCTTCTTTAAATCCGGGTACATACTTTGGTAGTACCTTTGCCCATCCTGGACGACCCCATTGTTCAATGGCTATACAACCAGAGTCACGGGCAAACTGTTCTACAGTAGGAAAAACCTTTGACTGTTCTTCAAAGTTACTACCAGAGAAGGCAATAATATGAAGGGTTTTATGTTGAGAGTATTGTAGGTATTCTGTTAAACCAGCACCAACAATACAATCATTATCATCTAACACCGCCCAACATTGAGCCATCTCATTTAAGATCTTCTTCATGTAGTCTGTTAGAGTTGATTCACCTTGTCCATGCTCTATTACTTTAGAGAATAATCCTGAGAGTGTAACCCAATGTGTTAGGGCTTGTTCAGGTGTTAGAATAATAATTTTCATTTGTTTAATTAATTGTTTTTAATAATATCAATAAAGTGCCACAAGTCTTCATTAAAGTAAGTACCTGCAGGTTTATCAGGATGCCATGATGGATTAGCAGAATTTAATTCTGTATACATGTCACCAGTAATCATGTACTCAGTACATTGACTTGGTACCATGAATTCACCCTGTTGTGATGTTACACAAACAACTACTCTAATACTCCTATTATCAGGTGACTCCTGTAAATAATAAATATCTTCATAGATCTGTTGTGCGGGTATGTTAATTTCTCTTGGCATTATTTCACCTTTGCTTCTAATGCTTCTACTTTAGCGGTTAATTCTTGAATTGCTTTTGTAAGTACTGCAATGTATGATGGGTAATGAATTGTTTTAAAACCTTTTTCGTCACCTACTTGCCAATCAGGTTCATAGTATACTAACGAAGATTCACCACCAATTAACTCTTCAACTTCTTGTGCAATAAACCCATAACCTTTTTGGTGCTTAGGATCAGCTTTTAATTTATATGAAACAGGTCTGAGTTGTTTAACAAAAGATAAACCTAAATCACTGTTTGTAATTTCTTCTTTAAGTCTAATGTCAGATGGGCTTGTTGTTTGCACAGTAAAAGTAACAACATTACTTGAACCACTTGTACCAATATAAGCCCCTGCAATTCCAGTAGATCCACTACCAAGTAGATTAATACCTGAACCACCAGCATTAGCTGTTCCAGAGTTAGTTGCAAAGATCCTTGCATATTGAGAACCTGAATATCCACCTAAGTAGTCTGAATACGTTGCATTAGTAGGAGTACCAGACAAAGAAAGAGTTACTGCACCCGTAGACGCAGATGCAGACAAACTTAAACCACTAGAACTACTGCTTGCTGATAAACTTGTAACACCGCTACTTGAGGAAGGTGTTGCCCATTGACCATCATTACGAAGGAATGTACTTGTAGAACCTACTGGAGCAGCAATATCATATACACCCCAACGGATAGTACCGTTAGAAATATAGAGAGCAGGTAAAGCAAAAGCATGTTCAGCACGAATAGCGTAAGCAGGATTACCAAAAGAATAAGCCTCTAAACCATTACCACCATAACCGTGAGTATAAATACCTATCTTACCTGTACCACCATTAGCAAAAATAGCTTTGCCACCAGTACCAGCATAAAAGAATCCACCTGTATTTTGAGTTGAACTTCGGTTAATAACAGCAGCACAACCAGTACCACCAGCATTATTAAAACCATCAAACTCAGCTACACCACGACCGTAAATACTGTTAAGAAACATGTTACCTGTAGCACGTTGAAGATAATAACCTTCAGTACCTAAAGGAGTAAATGGTGCAGTAGTAGGTGGTACACCACCATTCCAATTATCAGATCTAATATCTTGAAATACAGAAGCAGCAGTAGGAGTACCCCATTGGGTTTGTCCAGCAGGAACTCCATTGATTGTTGCACTTGAAGAATTATATTGACCAAATGAATACCAAAGAACATCACCTACAGTTACAGCAGGAGATGTTAAAGACCATCCAGAAGGAGCCGTAGGTCCTGATGTATTGCTTGGTGTACTTGGAGCTGCTGTAGATTGATTTTGAACTCTATATGCAGTAAGTGCAGTTAATCCATTAAGTCCAGGAGTACCAGCAGTACCCGGAGTTCCTGGGATACCCTGAGCGCCTGTTGCACCATTAGACCCTGCAATATAAATATCATATCCAGTATTAGTCCAATCTAAAGTAGACACTGTAGTTGATGAAGCTACTACAAGTGGAATAGTAATAGCCCATAAGTAGTCTCCAGCAGTACTGTTAACAGGTTGAGTAGTATACCAACTAAGAGGAGCCGTATAAGCTCCTGTTGCCCATGTATAGTATGATACAGTTGAAGGTCTGGTAGGAGGTGTAGAAGATGATGTCCATCTATATATTGATATTAATGCTGTATTAAAAGAAGATGTAGTAGTAACAACATCTAAGTCAATAGCAGCGCCTGAATCTTGAACCCACTCAGCAGAAGGTGCTGTTGTTGCAATAGTAAAATTAATTTTACGACCACCAACAGACTGATAAAACAAAAACTTTGTTGTACCAAAACCACCAGTAACTAAATACCAAGTATAGTCTGCTGGATTAGTAGACTCAACAGATGAGTCTGAGTTCTTTATACCATAATAAGCTTTGTTTGTTGGTGAATTAGAAAGGTTAGTTCCAATATTACTATCAGCATATTTAATTGAAATATACTTATATAAATATCCTATAAGGTTTCCACTACTGTCTCCAATAATACCAGTATTATTATTAACAGTAACACCACTAGAAGCGCCAGATGTTCCTTCAAGCATAAGTTGAGAAAGGAAAGCGTCTAATTCTTTATTACCCGTAATAGGGGGATTAAACATATTATCTCCGATCAGCAGGTTTAGCGTCAAGAGCCATCATAGCTAAACGCCAATAACTCGTTGCAGTAATTCTATAGTTAAGCACACGACCATTAACCCTTGGGTCAACCTTGTAGCCTTGTGACTTGTCATTGTTAGGTAAGAATGTAAATGTGTCTTTTAGTGCGGCATCATCTACAGATAAGTCTACGTTTTTAACATAATTGTTTTGTCCTACAACCCTAATAGTAATATTAGAATCATTAGGTACAGTATCAAACACAGGGTACAAAGAAGTAATTATAGAACTTCCTGTAACATCACCTGAGTTAAGTTTCTTTTTCTCTACATAAGAAGTATAAGAGGCTAATGCAGTACCATTCCACATTTGATAAGCATCAGACTCTACAAGTGTTGTTGTTGTATTAGTTGTAAAGTATACTACTTCTTTACCATACTGAAATGCGTTAGACACATTCGATGGACCAAAGAAAGAGTATGTCATGTTAGTAGCTTGTCTTTTAGACCATGTATTGTTTTTATAATTATAGATAAGTACTTCGTTGCATACAGTAGAATCTCCTTTAGGATAATTAATCCAGATCTCTTTATAAAATGCATGTCTTGTTACGTGTACTTTATCAATAGCATTCTTATTTAAATTATTAAAGAAATACTTTTTAATTCGGAAGTCAGCAAGAGAATCAATTTGACCTGAACCATTGTGCAAATAAATATCATTACGGTCAACAACAAAATGTTTACCATCAAACTCACATACACAATCTACAGATAAAATTCCATAGGACTCACTATAAGGAACAACTCGTGTTCCATTAACCCCAATAGACAATATACTAATACTGTCTGAGGAGTATATAAACATATTACCTCTCAACTCAGCCATATCTAATATGGGAGATGTAGAGTTAATTTCAAATTCGTCTGCCGTATCTGTTGTAGTTCCTGGTTGCCATACAGTAGGTATAGCTCCAGTAGCAGCTTGAACAGACACTCGTACAGTGCTTGGTGCGTATGTTGTTACACCTGTACCACTGTCTGCAATGGTAAGGTTAGCCGCAATAAGCGAGTAATTAAGTGACCTAACTACTTTAGCAGTAATAGTTAATCCAGCTAAGTAATTCCAGTTAGGAAGTGGAATAAATGCTGATCCAGCATTAATATCACCATATAAACAGTATATAGGTGTTGTTCTACCGTTATTAAGAATAATGGCAAAACCACCATTAAACAAAGTTCCTTGCCAATCACTGTTTGTGTAGTTGCCACCAGTACCAGCATACATAGTAGACTGATTACCAGCAGCATCTACACGAACAACATTACCATCTTTAGCAAAGATGTTATATCCTTGATCTGGACGTCTCCAATGAATCCCAAAGTCAGGAGAAATAGAGACTGTTCTTGATATAGATTCACCTGTAATTGTTGATACTGCTTCATCATCAAAGCGTACATTGAGTACGTCTGTGAATGTATTTTGAGGTACAATCATAGGAGGTAAGTCTGTATTAAGACCGCCTTTACCTAGCTGTTCGATTGGAGTTGCCATGAGATATCCTTTTTATTACTATTAGGTACCAAGTAAAGCACATTCAGCCTTGCGTCTTTTGTCAAGACCAGCCAGTACTTTTCCTCCACCTTTGTTCCATTTCTTTAGTTCATCCTTGGCGGCTACCCAGTCTTGTTCATTAATCTTACGTCTTAATGTACTTGTTTGTAACCTACCTACGCCTAAGTTGTAACAGAAGTCAACAATGGCATTTAATTTCTTTTCATCTGTAGCTAGTACAGGACAATACCTAAGAGCACCCGGCAAATAGGTATGATGTAATTCTGCAAGCAGTAACTTGTAAGCTTCAGGTTCACTCATAGGAGGATCCTGAAGCGTTACTTTCTTACCGTCAGCATAGTATGTACTGCCGTAACCAATAGTGGCTACATTAGCAGGACACAGGTAAGGCTTAGAACTAAAGCCTTCAAAGTGTTTGCACAAGTCTGCGGCTATAGTTAAGTTCATAGTCCACGTTTGCTTAATGTTCTGTCAAGGAACCAATAGTTAAGAGTACCAGAGACAAG